CCAGATACTTAAGAGTTCGCTCCTGCTTCGCGATGGCCTCGGCGAGCCGCTCGTGAAGTTCCCGGGTGAGTTTCACCAATTTGGGAAGCTCAGTCACGCCGTTTGACTCTCGGTTATATGCAATAATGAGTCCTTGTAGCTCTCTGCTGATTGCCGCAAAGACTTCGAGGTGTCGCATATCTTCCATTTCTCCCTCACTTTTTCCTCAGTGCTGAACATCACGTTGATGTGCTTCAGTTTCCCGGCCATTCTGATCTCAGTCTTGGGATCTACCATGATCGGGTCGATATAGCTGTCGCCCGGGCCCGCGAGACTGACCAGAAACATATCATATCCCAGGTCCGCCATGAAATTCCTGATCTCATGGTCAGTCACGTTCATCTGTTTCATCAAAAAGTAGTTAAATTCGACCATTATGCAGTCAATTCCTCGGCGCAGCGCGCGCTCGGCTCCCTGCAGTATCGGAAATTCCGCCATTTCGCAGTCAATCTTCATAAAATTGGGCTGGATGCCCGGCGGCATCATACTATCGAGCGCCCGGGCCTCAACAATCTCGGTATAAGTCGTAGAATGGTAGTGCAGAATGGAAGTATAGCCCAAACTCTTAACTGAGTATAACTTTAGCGTCGGCATATCACACTTCCAGAGCGCATTTTTCCACGCTATTACGTTGAAAAGTCCGCGCCGCCGAATGTTATCCTCGAGATACTCAAAACTTGGCCCGTTTGGCTCGAAAGCCATGACCAGTCCGCGTGGCCCCACAATATCAGCCATCAAACACGTAAAATAGCCTATACTCGCGCCCGCGTCCACGCAGATGCTGCCCTCGTGTACGAAGCGCCGCACCACGTTGGTGACGTCGGGCTCGTAATTTTCGTCTATTAGGCCCTCGTTTTCCATCAGTACTGCATCCAATCTCCGGCTGCGGCAGTGCGCCGCGACGCATAGCCCACCGACACCGAAGTCGGTGGCTTTTCGACCACTGGTCGGAAGGGCCTGGACATACAGGCGTAGCGCCACTCGTCCGCGGCGTGGTCCTCGGACTCGGTGTTGACGTCCTCCATCTTCACCGGGTCGTGTTGAAGGGCTGGGATTGTCCGGATACTTGCCGTGTGCGTGCTAAAGCAGTAGATCGCCGGGAGACCATCTGCTCCAACAAGCCGGGCTCGCATCTGATCCCAGCCCCCCATAGAGCCGCGCTGGGGGACGCGGCTGTTATCAGCACCATGAAACGGTCGCTTCTTGGCGCCGATAAGCACCTGATTTATGCGTTCGCCGATACTCGGTCCGCCATCCTCTTTGAAACAGGCGGGGTCGAGCACGCCATACCGCAAGGACTCGCCCTCGCGCTCGACTATTCCGCGGGCGACCTCTTCTGCGGTCAGCTTCAGTCCCACGTTGATCCCTGCCGCTCCGTACCACTCCCTATACCGCACGATAGCGCCCCGAGGAAGCAGTTTAGCTGGAGCGCCCGGACGTTCCAGACGATAATCATCCCCCACGATAGCCCACCATCCCACACTAAAGGGCTTAGCGCTGCCCCAGTCCATAGAGCGGAACCGCGACCAGTCCCGAGGAACATCGAAAGGGTCCACCACATGCAGGTCATATCTCCAACAGTCAAAATATGCGCCCTCGATTACCGTCCAGTCTCCCTCGAGCCACGCCCGCACCATAGCGTCGCTCGCGAGCCCGCGGAGCCTGTCCCCGTAGGTCGGATCTGCCGATAGGAGGATCTTGTTATCTCGTAGCTTGGCAGGGATGAACATTCGTGTGGCTTTGGTAACGGGATCGAGTACAGGCGTATAACCTCCTGGTGCCGGGTCAACAAAGTAGGCTTTGACCCAGTGATGACCCACGCCTCCGGGATTGGCAGCGGCGCGGATGCGTTTTGTAGGTACGTCATGGGCAGAACGTAGACGGGCCCTAAGAAACCTGTATCCGTAGTCCGTGGGCCACTGGGTAAGTTCGTCCCAGCCGATCCACGAGTACTGGTGGCCTTGATAGCGCGTTGCATCGGCGTCCCTTTCTATGTAGCGCATCCGGAGGCTCGCCCCGTTTGGCCATGTCCAAGTTTTCGCCTGCTCGTGCCAGACCGCCCCAGAGGCCGGGAAGATTTCTCTGCTCCTTCGAAGAAGGTCCTCGAGTTCGTTATACGTCCGCCTGAACAGAACCCCTTGCCAGTGCTGTCCATAGCGCGGCACATCCTGGAGGAAGTCCCCCAAGAGAAAGTCACTCTTGCCGCCCCCGGCTGCCCCGCCGTAGAAAAGTTCCGGACACCAGTCGGCCGTGATGGCCTCAGTTTGTGGTCCGGGTTGTGGGCTCCAGGCTATTGTCGGCAAGTTCTTTGGTACGTCGCGCTTTCCACTCATCCGCAGTTTCTCGTGGCGGCCGGTCTATGAAGTCCGTCGCCATCTTCAGGTGAACCTCTTGGCCCGGCCCGAACCCAGTCCGATCCGCGCCCGCCTTCACGATGTCGAGTAGCATCGGGACCGTCAGGGTCTCGGGAGAGTCTTGCATCCGCTCTTGCAGCATCTCGATCGCGTCGAGTGACATATTGGCCAGCCGCTCGCCCATATCGGCAAACACCGACTTGGCCTCTTGCCGGTAGTCCTCGACCAGTGCAGAGAACGCTGGGTCGCCGGCCAGTTGGCTGATACGCCCGGGCGAGTACCCCGTGACTAGGGCGGCTTGCCCCGGCTTCATCCCGGCCGCTATGCATCGCGCGAGCGCATGGTGGCTGGCATGTATCCGAACGAGCGCGCGCGGGGCTGTACCACGAGGGAGTTTCAACGCCTCGATATCAGCGGGGAGGAGGTCCCGGCTGTACGCGACGTGAAACTCCCTGGGGAGCGACCCACTGATATGCGGACGCTCTAACGTGTCCGACCGCGAGGGAGGTCGCGATCCGGGCACGCTAAGATCAAGTTCCTCGACGAGTTCCTGATCCGTCTCTGCTGGCATATTGCCTATCCGCATTTCGACTCACATCGCGCCTCGCACGAGCAGTGTGCGCCCAACTCGTTGGCATGTCAAGTAGTTTAGGGTATTGCCGATTGGCAACCAGCGGAACGGAAGTCGAGTGGAACAGCCATACCTTTGCAGTGGAATTTCCTGGCGGGGCTGAAGCGCCCGAGCAATTTTATTAGTTTTTTGCCCCCCGCCCCCTACTTTTATTGCGCAATATTATGCTATGCTCTGTGAGCATGCCATGCTGTGCGAGCATGGCTCGAGCCCTGGGCTGTAACATTTCGTGATTGGACTATTGTACGATCATGGGGTAGAGTGCTCGTGTGGTTGGGGATAGCCCAGCCCGAACGGGGCCAGAGGCCCAAGGAGTCTGCCATGTTGTTCCAATATTTCTGCAAGAAGAACGGCCAGAACATTGAACTGGAGGTGGAGTCTCTCCCGAGCGTATCCATGGAGTATATCGTCAAGAAGGGCCTGCGCGAGTACTTCGATAACTATCATGCGAGCGTGACCAAGGACGGTATGAAGACTGCCAAGGGCACTACCCCCTGGACGTCCCAGGACGAGTACCTCGCGACGGTCAAGGAGTATCTGACCGAGGCATTCGACCGACTGCGCGCAGGGGACGTGGCCAGTGGTCGCCAGCCCGCAGATCCCAAGGTAGCCGAGGCTCGTCGGCAGGTTGCCGAGCTGGCCAAGGTATCGGCCACCCCGGAGGAGCTTGCGGCCGCGATTGCCTTCATCAACAAGCAGCGCGAGAAGGCTGGCCAGGGTATCGCCGGCAAGGCCCAGTCCAAGGCAGCCTAACACAACCTGGGGGGACTCTCGTCCCCCCAACTTCCCCAACGGAGTGACGGACATGATGATCGCACTTGTCGCTGCAGTATTGGTATGCTATGCGATTGTAGTTATCGGGGGCGAATAGCCCCTCTTGATGGCCACGCCACGAAGAGAGGGGCTTGCCCCCGGCACTCTGACCGCCACGCCACAGACTCGCCACGGAGCCAATACCCCACTCGCCACGGTCAGAGTGCCGGGGGTTTCTGGTGTTTCGGATATTGCTCATTTCCTATTGACGGTCCCGCGACCCGAGGGGGCCTGGGTATGGCTGGGCAAATGGTTTGCCAGCCATACCATCCACTCCCCCCTCTTCCTTAGTATAATATATATATATATTATAACTAACACCCCCCAGGCCCTCCCGCGTCGCGGGACGGTTTACAGGAAATCAGCGATATCCACACCACATTTCAGATCACATCACATTAAAACAGCAACAGACATATCTGTGAACACAATTACGACATAGTTGCGCCACATATCCATGATACCATCGGAACACTATAACAGGAGACCTACTCGGGCAAGCCCGGAAAGGCCACACATGGACGATAAAGAGCGCGATCTTATCGAGTTTATCAACCAAAAACTCAATGAACCACAGGAGCACATCGAGGACCTCGAGGTGTTCGTGGAGCTTGGACCACGAACACCTGGCGAATGGGTGAAAGGCCACCGCGTCGAGGAGATTGTGGAGGAGCAAGCTCCACGAGAACGTGGCCGCTGGGTTCAA